GGCTTTAGGTTAAACTCGTCTGCAAGAGCCAGAATAGTCTCATTTACAACCTGTGGGTTGTGTGGCATTACCTCAATGTAATAATCGTCTCCAAAGGTTTCCTTAGCCCAGGTAAGGTGCATCTTTGCTGCAGCAAGATTGTCTGCCTCAATAGCCTTAGCAAGATAGCCAGACAAACATCCAGAGGTAATGATTAGACCCTCTTTGTACTTAGCAAGAATCTCCCAGTCCATACGAGGCTTCTTAAAGAATCCCTCAGTCCAGGCAAGTTCGTTCAACTTATTAAGATTCTCTAGACCCTTTGCATTCTTCGCAAGAATGATAAGGTGATTGTAGTTGAGGTCTAGTGGATCGTTCTTGTCTTTCTTGTCTTCGTGATTAAAACGATCCTTGGTAATGTACCCCTCAATACCCAGAATAGGCTTGATACCTGCATCCTTGGCAGCACGGTACATTTCACGGTGTCCAGATAGACTACCGTGGTCGGTGATTGCGATGGCTGGCATACCTAGTGCTACAGCCCTGTCCACATATTCCTGTGGGGTAGCAATTCCATCAAATAGGCTGTAGTGAGTGTGAACGTGAAGTCCAGCGTAACTCATATATTTTCCTTACGTTTTGTTGTGTCTAAAAATAATAGCAAACTATTGGGGGCTTGTCAATAGCAAAAGGGGAGCAAGTTTCCCTGCTCCCCAATGCTCAGTTAATTACCAATCGGTATTACTTGAAGTAACCGATGCAGCAGCGTCAAAGCCGAAGTAGAAGTTCTCCTGCTCTGCGTATGGAACTTCACGAACAACCTTCTCAAGGTTGAAGAATTCAGTTCCTGATGCCCAGGTGTATGGCTCTGAATCTGGACGAGTTGGAAGCAGGGTATAACTGGTCTCAGTTCCCTGACCATTACGCTTAATCTTCCACTCAAGGTTAGAGATCGAACCAGTCTCAAGTGCATACTCACGAATAGTGTTGAATGCAGACTGCTTAGAAATACCCTGCGACCAGACAGCGATATATGGTGCCTCAGTACCATCGTCAATCAGTACGTTGCAGTAGAAGCGTAGACGGTACTTCCATCCAGCCTTTGGATCCTTGCGAGACATCTCACAGCCGTAGCAACGACCCTCGCTGTCAATGGTACACAAAGCCTTACGCTTATAGTCCTTTGGATTGGTGTGCTCTGCCACCACAATAGACAAACCACGCTCTGGCGAATAGTTTGCCGAATCTTCATCCAGTTCCTCTACGAAACGGATCTTTGCAGCCTGTCCGTCAGCCAACTTGACCCAACGAACCTTCTGTCCTGTACTCTCAAATTTTGGCTTGTCAAGCAGGGTGTTGATATCTTTTAGTCCCTTAATAATGCTCATTATTTCTCCTTTGTTTTGGTATATTAGTTTAGCATAGCAGCGATAGACTTGTCAAATGATTCATCAAGATTTTTTATTGCTTCATCTGACATATCGCCAATATCCTTATATTGTTTATCTAGTTGTACAACGGTAACACGAGATCCTAGTCTTTCTATAAGTTTAGATTTCATGTTACCGCCAGCCTCATCGTTATCAGCAATAACAATAATGTTATTAAAATACTTTTGAAGTAGGTCTGTTTGAAAATTGGATACGTTTGCACCCAATGTTGCTACCGCTGGAAAACCGCATTGGTCCAAACGAATAGCATCGAATGAAGATTCTACCACATAAACTTTACTAGATGTCTTTATGCGGTGCAAGTTAAATAATACTTTAGATTTTGGTAGTCCTGGAGTATTCTTAAACTCTTTGCCCTCAATTGATCTGCCAACAAATCCAACATTGATTCCGTCTGGAGAAGCAACTGGAATGGTAACCATGTCCTGCTTCTCAGAAAATCCTAGATTGAATTTCTTAACAGATGATTCTGTAATTAATCTACCAGTGTAATAACGCATGGCACGTGGTGACTCCAATGCCTGGACATTTAAACGCTTAATAAGAACATCGTCATATGGCGTATAGTCTGGCTTTGCAATAAGTTGTTGGCTAACTACCTGCTCAATATTTGACTCTGTTTCTTTTGACTTTATAAATCTAACAGATTCAAAATAGGTTCTTCCAGAAATGTGCATTACAAATGCAGTTAAATCACAAACATGCTGACATGAAAAGCAGAAAAAGTATCCAGTGTTCTTATCGATTTCTCCTGCAGGAGAGCGAGAGTTATTATGGAATGGACAAAAGATAATATAATCAGAATCTACTTCTGACTCAATGTTGGTTCCTGATCCAACGAGGATTCGCTTGATTTGCTCTTTTGTGTATATACCGTTGTTCCGTCTATTCCTGTTATCCATTTACTCTGTCTCTTTCCAACGTATGTTCCGTACATCGATAATATAAAATAAAAACATTCTTTTATAGGGTTATAGTCTATAGTAAAATCTGGATTAATGTCAAGTCTTGGAACATATCCCATCATTTTCATATCAGTAGTAATCATTTTTATATACTGCTGTTTCAATCTAGGGATGGAAGACTCGTCTGCGATTGCTCCGTCTAATCCAAATTTTTTAATTGGTTTATGGTGTAAATTCTCCATACCCAATTATAACAAACTATTTATCCTCAAAGTCCTTGTATTTGTACCAGCCCTTGTCAAAGTCTACCTGTACAAGGAATTCACCCATAAAACCATTACGGTTCTTACGGAATACACACTCAAGGATATCTGAGTTGGTTGCACGACCAAGTGCTAGAACCCAGTCAGCATCGTACGCAATCTGACGTGACCATGCAGTCTGACCCAGAGTAGGAACAGTATCTAACTTATTAACATCATCTGGAGTTGCAGACGAAATAGCAATGATTGGAATCTCTTCTGCAATAGCCATCAACTTTAGTTCACGAGACAGGTTCTTCATGCGTACCGTCTCATTGTCAGACTTCTGGTTTGGAGACATAAGTTGCAAGTAGTCTACAATGATAAGATCTGGCTTATACTGATCAATCTTTCCACGGATAACGGATGGAGTTACTTCTCCACCGCCATCATTAGAAATGATGTGAAACTCTGGCTTACCAAGAAGTTCTTTCTTGTGCCAACGTTTAAGATCATCAATCTCCACCTGACCATTGGAAAGTTTACGGTGAGACCACAGTCCCTGTCCCATAGTAGTAAATACACGGTTACGAACTTCTGTCTCACTCATTTCAAGAGAGATAACTAGAGGTGACTTACCATTCTCCCATGCCTTAACTGCAGCATAGATTGCAAACCATGATTTACCAATACCAGGATAGGCTAGGAGGACTCCAAGTTGTCCTGGCATAATGCCAGCAGGTAGATAGTTGTCAAAGCCAGGAAGGCCCAATTTAATGCCAATGGAACCCAATTCCTGCTGACGCTGAACCTGCTCATAATATGCTACAGCAGAATCAATGTCTGTTGCATCAATATCACGAATGACAGCGGTATTCTTCTTAAGTGCAGAAGTCTTGTTAATGATATCGTCAAGTGCTTTTACTCCCTGACCTGCCTGAACTTCTGCAGCAGTATTACGCAAAATGTCCTTGAGGCTATCTGTTAGATATTCTGCCTGAAGTTCTTCTAGATGATACTTAGTTGCACCAATACCCTCAACTGGAACAAAATCACGGAACTTCTCAACAAGAAGACTAGTAGGTGGAACAGTTCCATTCATTTCAGAATAGTTACGGATAAACTGCCAGATATCATTATGGGTACGCAGAATGTTCTCTACGTTTGCCTGTAACAATACGTGTACTTGCTTATCCTGCAATACCGCTGAAATTAGTTTAGATTCTGTATTACTCATTTAACCACGCTTTAGCCTTTTCTCGGCGTTCTGCTCTCTCTTTCAAATCTTGTTCATATGCTTCTTTACCTGCAATAATATCGTGTGCATAGTTAGCAAACCATTTCCATGTTGGACTGGTTGCTGTGCCAAAATAATATTCAAGTAAGTCATAGCATTCTGGTAAACCATAGGATTCAATGAGTGCATCTGCAGCCCACTGCTCTACGTTTAGGTTTAATACTGGCTTTTGCTCAAACTTCTGTGTGTGAAGTTTGCTATAACGACTGAGCAAAGCCATACGGTCTTTGCGGTCAGCCATTTACTTACTTTCGATCTCAGCAGATGCTTCAGCGACCTTCTCAGCCAACTTTGTCTCTACAAATCCGTAGACACGCTCAAATGCATCATTGACTGTCTCACCATCACGGCGACTATCTACGATTCCAAGATCGACTCGTAGTGACTGGAAGTTACCCAGATTCAGAGTGTAACCCAAAGTTACGCTTACCTTTGTTGCTTCGTTTTCCATACCCATTACTTTCTCTATATTGATTCAGACCAGACTGGTATAAATCTACCGTCTTCGGTCCTTGTATATGTTAGTATACCATCGCCCATACGTCTTGTCAACTCCTGTTTTGTAGGAGTTACATCATTAGTTATTAGACCGTCTTTACGTGGCTTTCCATGATGGTAGGATGCAAGTATATCACGAAATTCTCTAACCTGCGACTCAGAATAATAACTTCTTACCTGCCAGGCAGTTGCTCCACCCTTTTGTGCACCCATTGCTGGAGGGAACTTTCCAGCCTTAACCAATTGTGGCAAATATTTTTTGTGACGATTTAATAATTGTGCAGTTTGTCCAACTGTGTATGCTCGTTCACGATTCTTTTTAAAATCACTAATTAAACAACTTTCAATCTGATCCTTTGTAATATTGTAAACAGACATGATGCCGTTAGATCTATTCAAGTGATAGGTTCTAACCAAATTACCGTTAAGAAACCAAATCTTTGAATTACCTTTAATTATGTCAGCGTTGTTGTATTCTTCTCTAGACATTAATGCCATGAGGACTCCTAGTAAATTACTGGAACACCAGCAGCAAGAATGTTTACCCCAAAGGTAGCATCTCCTGCAGTGTTAAATTTAACAGTATAGGTAACCTCTGTAGTAGTTGTAGATAGAATGGTTACCGCCACGTTCTTGCTTGCCAGAGAAGAATCTTTGGCTACTGGAGTTATTGTTACAATTGGTGGATATTTAAATGTAACTCCAAATGGATAAGACTTTGTTTCATGTGAGTTTAGATCTTCTGTTTTAGCCAACTGGTTTACATCTTGATACCCTGCAACAACAGTCATGTTTGCTGTTCTAAGAGTAGCGGAATCTGTTCCATTAGAAAATTTTGAATCTGATGCACGAGGTGCAACAGCAGCAGTTAGAAGATTAATTTGCTCAACTATCTTATAAATATAGTTGTAGTCAATTGGCTGACCTCTTTGTGGAATTTCAATACTCATGCATCAAGTATATCATATTAGGATATGATTCCACCATCAGTGGATGTTGGATATGTAGATAGTATTGAATTAAACAAACTTCCATACGGATTCAGAATTGCTGTTGGTATTGGAGATTCTGAACTATAAATCAATTGTTTTGGATTTGCTGCAATCTGTACATATATCTCCATAAAGTTTTTATACCTATCTGGTAACAGTGTTGCCGATGTAGAAAGGAATGATGTTGGTATGTCAATGTGGAAGTTGTTAGACGTGGTGGTTGCAGAATATGTCCATGATCCAGACTGTGTGGAAGAATCAAATGTTATTTTTTTAACCTTTCCAGAGACTGTCACTGTTTGATCGGCAAGGTTGCATGTAGCCGAAAATGTATTGGTTCCAACTGATGTTATTTTATATGATCTATTTACTGTGTCATTAATTCCATATACTGATACCTGGTTGCCTACAGCATACCCGTGACTAGACGAGGTTGTAAAGGTTATTACCTTTGATGATACTGCAAGTCCAGTTATTGAATATTCGGTATTGCTTCCTACGCTACCCCATCTTGTATAAACATCGAATGTGTTGTTAATAAGACCAGATGGAATATTCCATGTAGTGGTCATAGAGGTTCCGTTTGATATAATTTTATTTGTTATATCTGCACCATTGTTAAAAATTGATTTAATGCTGTTGGCACTTTTTAAAGCATATTTTGGAGACCAGGCAGAAAACTTAGTTCCATCCTCTGATGTTACTCTATATCTAAATAAATAAAATAGTTCATTTCCAGAATCTTTTGCAAGAGTCACGGCTGGAAAACTTGAAGTAGGAACCGTTACTTTTTTGACTCCCTTGTCAATCATTAGATCACATCCGCAACAAATCTAAATTCAACAAAGTTTGAAGTATTCGAATTCTTGATAATTGGTCTAGCATGACCATTAACAATATTCTGAACACTAGTATATCCTGTCAATCCATATAGTGGATTTTGAGTCGTTACATTCTCTAGTCTAAGTGCGTCAAGTGCTATGTAGTAGTCTGTTGATGGCGTTGCTCCAACCTCTACAGAAGAATATATTCTAACTTCATTTACAGAATTCCAAGAGAAGTTTCCAGTTTTGTATAAGTCCTGAATCTTTTTTGATGCAACATAATATCTACTTGATCCAATAGCCTGATCTACAACCAAACTTGCATATTGATCGATGCTATTCATAAAGACAACTAGTATCTTTGCCCTTGATGGATCTGATGTAGACGAGGCTACCTTATTTACTACCGAGAATGCCAAACGTAATTCATCAGTAGAGGAGTTTTCATTAAGAGAGATAGCGGTGTTATATTTAATATAGTCGTTTGGGGAAGATATTATGGCACCACTAGTGTCCATTGTTGTGCTTCCTGAGCAGTTTCCAGCCATCAAAATAGTATTATTGAAGTATCTTGATCTTTCTTGTCTATTTAATCTTGCCTCATTATTAAATGCTGTAT